AAGAATCCATCTTGTGGTATCTCATCCATATCAAGGGAAAGACACATATCAACATCAGTAGGTAACAAAGCAAGAGCAGCGTTACGCGCATCATCAAACCTGAACGGTTGAACACTGATTTGATGAACAATAACATTTGGTGCCCCTTGTAGTAATCTAACAGTTTGGTCTGTAGAACCAGTATCAGCAACCAGTCTTACATCAGCATCCTTGGTTGCTTCTAACCATCGCATAACGTGTTTTTCTTCGTTTAAAGCAATTGCATATACTGCTATTTTCATATCGTCCCCAATATGTTGTTTTGTTTACATTCCGCCAAGCATAAAAACATCTTGGAGTCCTAAACTGGAACCAGCACCTGTTGCACCAGTTGCACCAGTCGGTCCTGTTAATCCTGTAGGTCCTGTAGGTCCTGTTACTGTTGCACCAGTTGCACCTGTAGGACCAGTTGGTCCAATCACAGTTGAGTCAGCACCAGTAGGACCTGTAGAACCTGTAGCCCCAGTATTACCTGTTAAACCTGTAGCCCCAGTAGGTCCAGTAGAACCAGTGTCACCTGTTGCCCCAGTTACTCCTTGGATACCCTGTTCGCCTTGAGGACCTGTAGGACCAGTCTCTCCTGTCGAACCTGTTGCTCCAGTCGAACCAGTTTCACCAACAGCCCCAGTTGGACCTGTAGGTCCCAAGTCACCTTGAGAACCAGTTGGACCAGTTGCTCCTGTAGAACCAGTGTCCCCAGTCGCACCTGTTGGACCAGTATTGCCAGTTGAACCTGTAGCACCTGTATCTCCTGTCGGACCTGTAATGCCTTGCAAACCTTGTGGACCTGTGGGACCAACATCACCTGTTGGACCTGTAGAACCTGTGTTTCCTGTGGCTCCTGTAGCCCCAGTAGGACCTGTATCACCAATAGGACCAGTCGAACCTATATCACCTGTGCTTCCAGTAGCACCAGTAAAACCTGTAGGTCCAGTAACCCCAGTACTGCCAGTAGGACCTGTAATACCTTGAGGACCAATAGGTCCTTGTTGATTAGAAATTTCTACAAGAATAGGTTCTTCATCAGAAAACTGAATAATAGTATTAACAGGAGAAGTAACTTCAACAACAATATTAGGTGACTCAATTATTTCAACAATAGTTGACATTAATTAGTTACCTCTTGACGAACAACAAATCTTCCTTGCAAAATTCTAGTAACAGTTCCAGCATTATCTTCAAATTCTAAATCATAATCGAATCTACCAGGTGGCAAATCTGCTGTATCAGTGGCAGAAATTAATAAAGTCACCTGCCCACCAGCAAAAGATATGCGACCATTTGAGGTAGTTAATTCAACAAGAGAAGTTGTGGCAGAGGGAAACTCTTTAACTTTCATTCTGGCTGTATAGTTAGATAAAACCCAAGGAGTACCATCAGTTGATATATTAAAAATTAATTGAAAGGTGGCACCCTGGTCACAGACCATATTGTATCTACCTGACATTATTTTCCTTTTCTTGAAACAGCAGCGTTATCTACTAGATTCGGATACTTCCTACCAGCAGCCTTAGCGCGAGCCTTAGCACTTTTAATCTGTGCAGGAGATAATTTCTTAGAAGTTTTCTTAGGGTTCTTCTTATCCCAAAATGCTTTCTTCTTCACCACTTCACCTTATTCGCCCAGTACGCTGCAGACATCTTGCCCTTAGCAATATTTTTTGCATGACGTGCTTTAAAACTTGCTTGACGTTTAGTTGGTGTTCTGTCCCCAGTAACACCTTGTTGTCCAAAGCGGATTGTCTTAACCTGTGAACCAGACTTAGCAACAACAACGTGTGACTTAGTTGGGTGGCTTGGAGTCCGCTTTGGTCTATTGTAACCAGAGACTCCTGCACGTTTTAAACGTGAGTCTTTTGGTTTCATAATTATTTCTTAGGTTTCCTAGGCACTGCTTTTTGGGCAGGAGACGCAGGAATCTTGCCATCTGGCATTGGCATTGGATTAATACCATTAGGCATCATCGGAACTTTAGTGCCATTGCCATGATTATATTTAGGATAATTACATCCACAAGATGCACACATTATTTTTTCTTCTTTCCTTTAACTTTTTTTAAATTAGGGTTTGCTTTCTTAGCAGCAGGTGAAGCCTTACGTGCACCAGCAGCAAGAATTGCGCCAGCAGATTTCATACTCACACCTTGTTTCTTAGCAATACCCTTTTGGGCAGCCTTAAAACCCATACCCTTTTTAGCCTTCATTATTTTTTCTTTCCCATTTTCTTTACCTTAGCCATAGGTTTTTTCTTCATATCGGCTTTTTTCATGTCCATCATTTTCTTACCTTTAGCCATTTTTTTACCGTACATTAGTTACACTCCATATGCTTGACCTGTTTTGTTTGATATATCTATTGCCTTACGTATCTTCGCTGTGCTAGTACCATCAGGTTGAATACCCTGAGACCTAGCCGTACGATATAACGCAAGTTCTTTATCCCATTTTTTCGCTGACATGCCCAGCCTGGAGTTTGCTTCACCAGGATTCAAATCCAATGTTGACGCTTTACAACCAAAGCAACCTTCAACATATTCTGGATGTGTTAATCTTCTATGTAAACTCATTTAGTCCCCAATGCTTTTTCAATTCTATCAATGGCATCCTTAACAGATGTACCACCATTATTACTTAACTCACCGTCAAGTCTGTTAAGTCTTTCCATAACACCAGGAACAGAATCTCTACCTGGACCACCAGGCTCGCCTTCCCAATCGCGGCGAAATCTTTCCAACCATTCCATCATAGAACGAATCCTTTTCACCGATGGTGCAATCACAAAATATACAGAAGCAATCGCGCTTGCAGTTGCGCCTGCTATCAAAACGTTTTCTATCATCCTTGGAAGTTACTCTCAGTAATGCCGATATTTGCTGCAATGAGTGCAGACTTTTGATTCTCGGTAACTTCATACTCGTGTCCCCCAGCGTAATATTCTGAAGATGCTTCTATTTGGTCAGTAGTAGGAACTCTAAACCTTTTATAAGTAGAACCAATTTTTAAAACACTAATCCCACGTAACAATTTATAACGATAAAATAAACCAAAACCTGCTGGTCCTTCATTAACTGTTGGTGGAAAAAATGTTGGCAATTTACTCTCCTAATAAGTAAAGCCCCCAGTTTCCCAGGGGCTTTAATTTGTTTGAATCTAATTAAGCAACGTTAATGCTTGAAGATGATTCAATTCTGTATAGTGCTTCTTCACGATAACGCTTGAAGCCTAATACTCCGTACCAACCAATTGGGCGCAAGCGCATCAATTTGTCAGTAACGTTTCCAATCACTACATGTGGTTCTTCAGCAACTGCTTCCGCAAGTGCTTGTTGACCGCAAACTAGTGTACGGAATACACGTGCACTTGAACCACCATCGGTGGCGTTGTACAAGCGTGGTGATTCTACGAAGTATGCACCTTCGTATGTACCAATTTCTCCTGCCCAAATTTCGGCATTTGCTTGGTACTCGTGAGGCAATCTCCAAGAGGCTGAGCCTGATTCTGCACGAAGGTCGTGTGAAACTTCTGGATGTATTCCAACCCAGTATAGGCTTCCTTTACGAGCAACTGCTTTTCCTGCACGCAATTTTGCAACAGCAAGACGAATGTCTGCTGATTTCAAAGTGTGTCCACCAGTAACGTTTGTTGTTGCTGTTGCACGAACACCTGAAGCGTTGCTTGCGTAGATTACGTTTGTTCCACCACGAAGTTCTGTTTGAACAATTTCGTCGATAGAATCAGCCATGTTGAACGCAACAATGTTTGCAATTGCTGGGTCAACATCTGCTAATGAGAACAGTTGCAGTTTACGTGTGGTAAGAACTGCGTTACCGTATTCGTTAAGAGTTACGGTTACAGCAGTTGGAGTACCAATAGCCACGCTATCTGGGTCAACTTGTTCTGATAAAGCAGTTGTTGCTTTTGACATATCGTTGTAGATTTGAAATACAACGGATGAGCCAGGCATTGATTGTCTGGCTGGTCGTTTGTCTGCCACTGAACGTAGTAATGGTTGAGAGCGAAGTGCGAACTCAACAAGACGGTCGTATGCTTTTTGTACGAGACCTGCACCATTGGATGGTGTGAAGGCTCCTACGTTGTTTGCACTTGCATATTGACCGCCACCAAGACCACCGTTAGTTGTAGCAGCACCACCTGAGAGGGCGGTATATACTGTTGACATATTCGGTTATTTCCTTAGTTAGTAGTTATTACGATTGTGCTCCATTAATCATGTTAATGATGTCTTCGGCACTTGTTGCTTGGTCGATGCGTAGGAAATCGTCAACCCCACCTGCTGAAATTTGAGAGTTAGCAGCAATAGCATCTATCTGACGTAAGGCAGCAATGTCAGGAGTTACCTCTTGCTTTTGCACCTGTAGCCCAAATACTTCTGCATTCTCTGTAACCCAGTTATCTATTGCTTCAGGAGAAGCATCTAAATCTGCTGGGATAAAGTTCGCAATCTTAGGATTAAGATTTCTTTCCGCTAGGACTGACTTGATAGAATTAGTCCTTTGAGAAGACTTAATGGAATTTAATTCATCCATTAATTCTTTCAACTGTTTGTCTTTCTTTTTAGTGGCTTTTCTTAGTTGTGAAACTAAATCGCCACCAGTTTCTTCGGACTCTAACTCTTCGTCGTCGAAGTCCTGATATACATTGCTCATCGCAATATCTCCCATCGTTGTAGTTTCGCAAGCCACACTCATATTTGGGGTAATATAAATGGCTCTTGCTCCCAGTCTTTTAACTCACCACAGGGCTGGTCGGTCTGTGTGTGGTCTATGTGTTAGAACATTCCTTTAGTGCCACCACTTAATGATGACTGGGATGTTCCCGCTCTACCTGAAAAAGATGATTTCTCTTGTTCAGTTAGTTTCCTACGTCTTTGTGAAGCCAAACCTTGGAACTGTTCTGCTTCTAATTCTGTTTGTAAACCTGTAACATCTTGTTGATAAATAGAACCTAATCTTTCAAGACCTGTTTTTTGTTCAGCAATCTTTGAATAACCTGTTCTAGCAAGACTTCTACTTACACCCATTGCTTGTAATTCTTGTGCACGTTCAACACCTGTGGTTAAACCAGCACGTGCTGCTTCAGAAGAAATTTCTGCTGATGCAAGTTTACGTTGCAATTGTCCAGCCATATCTGCTGGACTTGTTCCAGTCAATAAAGTTTTAGCAAAATCTGTTGCACCCAAAGTTGGGAAGTACTGAGTCAACTGTTGCTTTAATACATCATCAGCGTTCATTACACGGTCATAAACATTGGCTACACGGTCAGTCACTTCAGCAAGTGAAACATCTCCACCAATTAATTTAGAATAAGTATCACGTGATGCCAGTTCTCCAAGACCATATTTTGTTAAAACTGTTTGATA